TTGATCGTCTCTACATCCACTTTCTGCGTCGTGGCAATTGTGGTTCCACTGAGATTTACCATAGTGGTTGGGCTGCCAATGTTAGCGAAGTCAATACCGGCTTCACCGGTAGCGGTTACGTCAAGAGCCCTATCGGCGACTGTAGGACGAAGAGGAGAGCGATTATTGATAGAGAATGACCGTAATGCCCTGGGCACTACAGAAATGCCGTCTACAGTTCCAGAGGTTAATACGACACTGAAGTCTGACCCAGCACTGTAGAAAGTACCATCGGCGGAAGTGTCAATTTCAACCAGGTGCAAACCAACTAGACCAGGTGAAGCAGTGCCTAAATCAAAGTCAACAGTCAGCGTAACTCCAGTGTCGCTCTGGTCTGTGCCATCGTCCTTATAGACAGTGATCGCAGGGCTGTCGGCTAGGGTAACGGATGCGCCAGTAGAGTCGTGTGTATTGAAGTAGAAGCGCACGGTTTTGCTTGGCGAGAAATCGCCTAGGTATTTACTCATGATACCAACCCTCCATCAACTGGCGATCCACCTCCTCCAGATGCTCTATATGCAAATACAACCTTCCCTTTGCCACCATTACCGCCCACACCGTTTGCGCCACCACCACCTCCGCCCCCCGCCCCAGTCCCATCGGTGCCGTTATGACCCGCCTCTCCTGCATAATATCCGCCTTCGCCAGAACCACCTTGTCCAGGAGACCCGGCCGTGCAGGGACGCTCGTAGTAACCGCCTCCCCCTCCGCCAGCGCCGTCGTAGGTGTTGGTAATCAGGCAATAGAGCCCATCTCCGCCATCACCAGCGTTGTCCGCTGTCCCCGCATCGCCGTTCTCGGCAGCGCCAGCCCCACCACCACCAGATGCGTAGTTCGCTCCATTACCGCCACCCAAGCCGCCGTTGCCGCCCGCTCTCCCGAGTCCTACGGTGCTGGTGTATGCGGTCTCTCCGTGCCATCCGTTTCCTCCGCCGCATCCCCCATCCCTGCCAATGTTGACAGATAGCGTGTCCCAATTCCCAGACCCGCCACCACCACCGCCAAGAGCAACATCGCTGCCAACTGTCGTGTTACCACCGCTTGTGCCGGGGTCACCTGTACTCGTAGCACCTGTGCCAGCGTCATTGATCGTGACAGTGTAGTCCTGGTCGGCCACCTGGACGATGGCATCGCGGACTTCCCCGCCACCGCCGCCTCCACCGCCGTCCTTCCCGCCGCCGCCTCCCGATCCGACCATACGACGGTAGACCCATCCGGTGCCATTTGGGCGAAACGTCCCACTGGACGTGAACGTATGGATCGTCCACCCGCCTGAATATGTGATCGTGCCGCCTGTTGCCGAGAATGCCATACTATACTGCCTCCCTCAACACATCGTCAATCGGCTTCGCCCGATGCCCGTCCCACTCCATGACCTGCACGTGGCCGTCTTCCTCGATCCGCAGAAAGGTGTCCCGGCTCCCGCACCAGCAGCCAGAGTTGTAGTAGTGGTCGCCGATGCGCCCGGGCCGATGGTTGTGTCCAGGTCGCACCACATTCGCGCCTACCTTGACTCGATGGTTTACAATAGCCGAAATCAACTGCTCATCGCGCGGCTCGCTTCGCCAGAGCTTGTGCCAAGCGTCTGTGAGCCATGCCCAACGCTCGGCAGTCAACCCCTCCACCATACGCCCGTCGGTAAGAAACGGACCACCGGCCTTGTCTTCTTTCATGCCCCAGACGATTGCCGTGATCTCGCCAACACCAGGAGCCTTGCCGCTGCAATACGGGTCCACCTCGTGCCCGTGCATAACGAGGTGGCGTTGATCGCCTATGACCTCCACGAACGCATCCCGGCACTTGCGGAAGATCGGGTGAGCGAGGGAGCAGCCACACTCGTTGAGTCGGCGCAGGTGGGCGTCGTGATTGCCAAGAACCCAATAACGAAGGACCGCGTTAGTACGGTCAATGAATTTCTCCGAGTGCTCAACAACCTCACCAAGGTAGCACTGCGACAGGTCCAGCACGTCGCCGGGCAGGTCTAACATTCCGCCCTCGTCGTCCACGTGGTCCAGGAAGCGATACCAAGAGTCTTCGCGCCCGGGCTTGCTAGCGAAGTTATCGCGAGGGCCTCCGTCCCCTTTATGCAAATCGGAGGCTTGAAATCTAATCATTTCGCAATCCCCCGAAAGAAGCCGGCCTGCTCTTTACGCATTGCCTTTAGTTCACTGTTTACGTCTTTGATGGTTTCTTTTATGTCCGCTATATCGCCCTTAACAGCATTGGTGCGTTCAATCTCGCGCTCAATCTTGATATTTTGATCATTGGTTGAAGCACGAGCATTATCAGCAATGACATAAATCCATCCCATTGCCGGCCAAACCAAGGCAAGGATACCCATCATGGTTCCCCACTTCAGCCATCCGCACCACCATCGGCTAAGGCATTCTGAAGTTGTCACAGGGGCATCGTCTGTTCGATGTCTGGCGGTCATGCTTTGGCTCCTATAGTTTGGAAAACCAATAGCCCATGGCCGCCCCAGCAATCGCTCCAGCAACAGTGCTGGCAATTGCTGTACCTAGATTCACCATATTGTTCAACCGCCAAGCCCAAGTCCTGACTTTGGGTGGAGCCATTGCAACTAGAATTGCAGTGTCCGCCTTGATACCGCGAAGCAGTTCTGTTTGGTCCTTATCATCACTCTTCATTGTTGCCCTCCCGTGCTTATGGTGAATTCCTAAGGCAGTAAAAGAGCAGCCCCCTGATTCTTTACTGCTGTCGCAAACGGTAAAACAGAGTCAAAACCTTTCTAAGGCTCTCTTCCATGTTATCTGTAAGCTGTCGGTCTGTGATCCGTAGAGTAACCGATGATTTGACCTGGATTGTCAGCTTTGATTGAGACTCACTGATAGCTACGATCTTGCAAACCAGCTTGTAATCGCGTAGAACAACAGAGGAGCCTGGTACTAAGTTGCATGAATACTGATAGCCATTATGGATTCTGTCAATACGGTCTTCCATCGTGGCCTGAATCGTGCCGCGTTGGGTAGGTCGGCTTATTCGGAATTGGTTGCCATTCCTCCATTCAACTTTACTGCCAGCCGCACTGGCAATCACAGATGGATTACGTGCCACCCATTCCACTAATGGATCAACAGCAATAGGCACTACTAGAGAGCCGCTAAGCTCCCCAGTAGCGCCGCGACCGCCTGCCCCTAACGCAAGTACTGAGCACAACACAACTGAACTGAGCATCTTCGCCTCATGCAGGAGATTGAGTAATAACCGGATCTAGGCTAATCGTTAGAGGTTCTGGGTTGACCTGAGGCGGTTCCACCACTGGATCGACATCAGTTTTTATAGTCGCTGATTCTACAGCAGGAGTAGGCTCTACAGCGGTTACTGTAGGCACTAGGACTACTTCTGCCATAGGAGTGGTGGTTGTCACGTCTGTCTCAGGAGTTGCTGGCTTATTGATAGCTGCCCCATAGTCAGCGTCTAGTGCACCATTGATTGCAGCACGAGCAGCGGTCAATTCAGCCATAGCCTTCTGGACGGCAGCATAGCATTCCTCATGCCATTGTTTCGCCTGAAGAGCTTGCTGAGCCGCTGTTTCGTTAACTGCGACAGCTAACAATAGAGCTTGCTTGGCAGCATCAGCTTTCGATACCAGGATTGACAATTCAGGAGTCATGTTTCACTCGCTTTTCTGATTAAGATTGGGGAGGCGTAGCCGTAGGGATAGGGCTATTTATCTGAGGTAGAGGCAGGTTAGGCACTCCTGGAACTACCTTCGATGCAATGCTCAAAGCAGTATCTGCCTTCGCCTTGATACCAGACAAAGTGGATTGCACTTCAGCTCGGTGTTGGGCAAGTCGGTCTTCAACTTCACCGAGACGCTCGCCAAGCTCTCCATCATGAATTTTCAGTAATTTGCTAGCTGCCTTACCTTTCAACCCGCCTGCTTCTACATCAGCCTCTAGCTTCTCTCGCTTGCCTTCAATGATGTGGTGAATGCCACCCTTCTTCCACAACACGAAGAGACCAACGATGGCAATCACAATCCACAGGAAGTCCTTATCATCGCCAAGCTGGAGAATCTTAGAGAAGAATCCTTTCTTCTGCTCAACTGGCTTGTCAGAGGCGTCACCAAAAACCCTATCCTCAACCTTCTGGGCGATCTTACCTTTCAAACCACCAGAGGCTTCAGCAGCATCCAATCGCTCTTTCAAGTTGGAGATAGGGGCAACTGCCTGTTGAATCTTGTCAATCTTCTCCGATAGGGGCTTCGTGGCGTCTTCAATCATCTTAGGTACAGTTTGCCCAATCTGGTCACGAATCACTGGCACCATATCCGGCACCTGACCAGCGGCTTGTCCACTCGATGGTGGTGGAGGAATAGGGATAGAGTCAACCTTATTATCAATTGCCTCAATCTTACCCTCAACTCCCTTGCGCCAAGGAAGCTTCGCCTGCGGGGGCGTGGGGTTATTGGCCTCTACACCTACCATGACATTGCGGCCGTAACCTGGACCGCCCTGAGTTGGGCAGAGACCGTTAGGGCATTCCTTACTATTGCAAAGGGGAGAAGGACGTAGTTGATATTGAGTAACAAACGTAGAGGCAGCATAGCCGTCCCTGGGGGCATTCTCCCTGGATTGCGGTACGGTAGCAGTTTGGACCGGGTGTTTCCGGTTCCAAAATCCAATCAAGAAGGCGTGGACTCGGCCTGGTTGAACACAGAGAATTTCTGGCATTCTCTCATCTGGCCCTCCCCATACCAAGCCTACCAATTGTCCCTTATCGTTGAACACTGGACCGCCACTATTGCCTGGGCGAGACCACCCTACCAACTCCATCCAGTCTGATACCTTAGATTCTTCTTTAGGCTTGGCCCACTGACGGAATTGGTTGGGATAGCTACAAGCCAACTGAGTATTAGGCGGACCCCAACCACAAGTCTCATAAGACTTGCTAGAGTCCATCACTGCGTCTTCACCTTCGGCAACTTCAACTGGGTCAACACCCAGGTCAGCCGTAGGTTGCAGCAGAGCGCAGTCCCAGTACTTGTCATAACCAACTACCAAGGCTGGACAGGAATTACCATAAGCAGTTTGTACGACAACCTCAGTTGCGCCCCTGATAACGTGACTCACCGTGATGACCAGCTTATAGGGACCAACCTTAATCAACGTTCCAGAGCCAGTACCGGTTCCTCTACGTTCTTTAGTAAGAATCCTCAATACCGAGGTACGGTGTCTCTCTGGTCTCGGAACATAAACCCAAGCCGGCTTGGACTTGCCTTGAGGGGTCTTAGCAGAACTACGATTGGCGTTGGCAGGCTTTCGACCGCCATACTGGAGCATCGCTCCTTGCAGGTTTTCGAAGGATTGAATACCAACCAAGCGACCGTGTTCGTTACCTCCTTGATCTACAATGACCAGGCAAGGAATACTTGAAACTCGATAGTACTTTGCCAGATCATTACGCTGGTCGATGTTAACTGTGCGAACATCGAAACCGTCGTTTGCCAACTTGTTAATCGTTGGCTCCATGGACTTACAAGGACCACACCAATCTGCACTGAAGTCCAGCAGAATGGGGGCTTCTGAGGCGAATGCAACATTCACCAACATCAGTGGAAACACAACCAGCAGAAATAGCGATACCAAACTGAACGTTCTGGGCCTCATTAAAGTGCCCTCCTCAAGTGAATTGGTTACCCAACACCCATCGTTTCTTATCAATCATTTGTCGATACGGGCTTTGCTGAGCATGGTCTTAGCCAACCGTTTCAGCTTTTGATGCACGGAAATAAACTCACTCAGTACTGGGTTGAATAAGGAGAAGTCGCCTAAGTGGCCAAATAGCCGATGACAGTCATGGGGCTTACGGCAGAGGGCGTGCCAGTGTTGCTCATCCATTTCTTTTTCTGGGTAGAGATGGTATGGGAAGGCATGATGCACCTCTAGTTCCGTGTCTTCTGCCCCTAATTTGGAATCACACAATTCGCAGCGGTTGTGCTTCTTCAACCAAGCTTTAGACTTCTTCGCCCAATCCTTGTGTCTCTTCTTATCTGGGTGAACTGCACCTCGGTCCTCTACCCCCATGGCAGCACACACCAGTCCTCGGATTGTGTCTTTCGTACGACCCATAACCTCAGGTTCCCTTCGCTAATCCGGCTTGCAACTGTGGTTTGCCATAGAGATACCATTCGCTCAACACATCAACCAACCCTCTTGGTGAAACTTCACCAGGATCAACCAGAGGAAGAAGTCGGCCTTGTAGGGTGAACGACAGGCATACCCAAGCATCCTCAGCACAGAATACAGTACTTCTATCAGCCGTACGCCAGAAGCATAGATGCTTCAGTAAGCGAGTGCCTGACAAGCCTGCCCCGGCCGTGTCATACGGTTTGCCTACCAAATCTAGGGAAACATCAGTCAGGCGTTGTGACTCCTCACTAGACAGGGCATCAATTAGAGGCATCAACCAGACTTTGCCGTAGTAGCTTCTGACGTACTCTTCATAAGAATGGACTTGTACCCCAGAAAACGGAATGCCTTGGATAGCACAAGGCAAGTTACCTAGTGTAGTAGATTCAACAATGTAGAGTCCGTCTTGCCAGGCATCGATCTGTTCTTGTGTCAACTTCCACTTGCGAACCGGCCTAGTTTTGGCTAAGTCCTTCTTGGTAATGTAAGCACAGTGAGCAATGTGTGAGAATGGGGAGCAAGTAACTCCTTCTACTAGCCAAGATTTCCAGCCTATGCCAGAGAATAGAATAATATCACCGGGATTTGGTAACTTGAATTCAGACATTGGGATTGCCCTATTCAACTTTGCCCTAAGTCGTGGCTGGGAGGCTATTGCTACGTCGTGCTAGGAAGTACTGACGCCCATAACTACGACACTTCAGGTCAGGAGTCTTAGCAAAGGAAACCACTTCCATCAGATTCGTTGAAGTGCCGGCAACAAAGCTAGCCAAAGCCCCTAACCACATTACACTGTGAACAGCGATGTCTTGATTAGCCCAAACGGTAGCATCAATACTGATGGGATTGCCATCCTCGCTGAGAATTTCCTTCTTGGTCTCTTCCCACCTGACATAGATTTCTACGCCTGTGCCTCTGGTGTGTTCTCCATCGTTGTTGTAGCCAACGACGGGCCACAACACGGCTTTCTGGAATCGGCCTGAACGCTCTAAGGACATGTCAGTCTCTGTCCTCGTAGTCAGTCTGTTCGCTAGGCGGTAGCCCAATCCAGAAAGCCTCTGCCTCTGGTTTAGCTTGCCCTAGATTGGCCAGGTAACCAGTCACGTCCAGCATCTTGGCTGTCTGTCCCCAACGAGTACTGTCTAGTCCCATGCCAAACTGGCCTTGGTAAGTAGCACTTGCTCCACCGCGACTTTCGTTGGCATATTGTTGGTCACGGTGAGCATAGAGATGGGCTGCGAGAAACATCTCTATCTGGGCTAATAGAGCATCCGTCAACAGCCCATCATCATCTTCAGCATCTACCTTATCGGTAAGAGCGTTGGCAGCATTGATGAAGGGAGCTACCGCAATCGCTACACCGAGATAATCATTCCCAGTCTCGATAAGCGACTTAACGTCTTCTTCGGTAACCCGCCATGCCATAATTCGCTCCTACGGCTGAGGGTAACAACTAAAACTGATGGGCACTAGACAGAAGCAGATCGCCGAAATTCACGAATGCGTCCCATGACCTGCTCCTTGCTGCGAATGGAAGACAGATCAACCTCTTCCTCTTCAGCAATCTGCCGCAATTCAGCCAGAGTCTTTCCATCTAACCCATCATCCTGCTTACCATAGAAGCCCTCTCTCGCAGCCTGGGCCACTTCAGTCTCAGCAGTAGGGGCAGCCTCTTTGGTAGAAGATGGCATAGGAAAGTCATCAGCCAACTGTTGGAATTTGGGAGCAAGAGGTTGGTTGAACTTCAACAGGTTGATGTTCGTTTCAATGAGATTACCAGCAAACCGCCCATCAGCACTGTAGACTTTGGGGGTGATTGTGTTGCTACTATCTGTCTTAACACAGCCCTCACTGTACTTACCAATCAACAATCGAAACTTCATTGCTATCGCTCCTAAAACTTTGCCCAATTGAAACATGCAACACACTAACCGGCCCTGCTACTGATCGGCCACCGACAACCAAGTCAGTAGCAGGGCATCCGGCAATTCATCGTCAGGCAGCGGAACCATGACAAATGCCGCTCTTGCCTGCATACGTAGCGCGTACCTGCGGGACCATGATGCACATCACCTTGAAGTTCAACCGCATACCGCCAACGGATTCCCATTGTACCGTGGTGATATTCATGCCAATAACAGCGCGAGCTACGTCACTGGTCATCTGGATCAAGACCATGCTGAACGTGCTGGTGAAGAAGTCCAAGGTCTTGACTGCTGTAATACCCTTGACATTTTCCAATCGCTGACGCAACGTCTGCGTCGGAGCTACCATGCCACTAGTTGCCTTGGCATAGTAGTCACCATCAAGGTATTGGTCCCAATCACTGCTGACATACAGCATGTAGGGACCCATGAAGTTGTCAAGATACAACATCTGACGCATGGCCAACACGTCATTCAACGTTGTCTCAGGAGTCCAACCCACAGCGGTTGGCTTAGTCAAATCAGCCTTGATGTTACGGTTGGGATGGGTCGTATATCCATAAACCTGACTGGTCTCGCTATACGGAGTGGAATCACCGTAAGTCAATCCAGTCTGCATTCCAATCGTATCTTTCTCAATCATCTCCGCTACTCGACGGCCAGCGGCTTCGGCCATCGTTAGATCCAGCGGAGAACCGCCAGACCGGCTGATATTCAGCACTCGCGAGCTGAAGTAGAAGTCACTGTGAGTAATGGGCAGTGGCAAACCGTGACGGGCATACAGCGGAGTGTCCGTGCGTCCTTCGGTCAAGCCATCCATATCCTGCACGGCTTCACCAGGATCGCTCATGGATTCGCTTTCCAGAATGCTCTTCGACATCCCGTTGAATCCGCCATAGGTATTGGCAGCCGCTAGGTCAGCCCAAGCTGACAGTCGCTGACGAGCCTCGCGCTGCACCACAGTATCCATCAGCGACCACTCATCCTTACGCAACGTGGCAGCGTTGAACACCGGGCTATCGATGCCAAGGTTGCGAAGGTTGCTAATCAAGTGATTCTCGTAGATGGGCTCAGTCAGCTTGGTTTGCTGATTGAACCGAGTACGTCCCGTATTCACAGTGACGCATGGGCGACCCTGACTGTCACGATAAGGACGCATAAGCCCAGGGTCAAACCGACAGCCGGCCATCTGCTGAGCAACAGGCCCGTAACCTTGGCCATTCAAAACAAAGTCTACAAACATGCTTTCTCTCCTATGCTGGTTTCGGCTGATGCCGAATTTAGTCAATTACCCTCTCTGACTTGATGATCAATAACCCGTGTATCGGCACCACACCAAGCTTCCAGTCACCGTGACATCAGCCGTAGTTTCCATCACCACAAATGGCTCGATCTCCGGGCTGCCAGTGGTAGCCACGCAAGTCCCATCGCCGTCATTGGGGATAAGCAAATCCCCAATAGCTAGGCTATCTCCTGTGCTGGTGCCTGCCGCCGATACCAGGATGTTTACCTCATCACCAGGCAATGGACAATACAGGAAAGCCCGATCTCCATCAGCATAAGCGGAGGTTGCCGCCTTGCCTTGCAACTGGTCTTCTCGCAGGATGTACAACGGACCGAGCGGCCGATTACCATCGGCATCTCGGTTGTAAGCCTCATAGGTAAAACGACCACCCACCGGTTCCGTAGCAGCTTTGACCTGCATGATCGTGCCGGGATACGGCGTACCACTCACAGTCCCCTCGACAAACTTGCCGCGAGGATTCGCTTCAACAACAATGTTATTTCCCTTCATATTCTCGTCTCCTGCACTTGAGATTCAGTTTCATTGAGTCAACACTTATGGAGTAGTGGTTACTTGCCCCACTCCATCGACGGCAATTCCAGGATATCGTTCGGATCAACAGCATCCGTACGAGACTGGTTGAATGCCGGAGCCATACCTAAGTAATTTGCCGTCGGCATAGGATTCAATGCAACCTGGCTTACTGGCATCAAAGCCAAGTCTGCCTGCAAGTCAGACAGGTCTCTGGTTTGCAGACGATCCATTTGAGCCTTGCGCACATTCTCATCGTTGATGTTGGCTACCAAGCGATTGATGATCGCGTTCTTCTCCTGGGCTTCAATGGCTTGAGCATTCGCCACTACACGGCGGACAGGCAACGGCGCTTGCTCCATCCACTCCTGGTCAGTCAGCTTGTGCACCTGATTGGTGGCCAACTGCTGCACCTGAGCCTTAGCGGCAACAGCTTCCTCTTCAGCAGCCTTCAGTCTTTGGTTTGCTGCCATCGTCTTCTTGCGGCATTCCTCCATCGTCATGAGGGTTTCGTCCTTCATGGCATTCAACGTCTCACGATCCTTCTCAGTCCAACCGCAATCACCGCAGTTGCCGATCAGGTCGTCTACAATTCGCTTCTTGTCATTCGCATTCAGAGCCATACTTGGTTCTCCTTGTTGGCTATTAGTTACAGACGACTCATCGGCAACATCCGAATCTTCGTCACCTGAATCACCACCCTCGTCTTCATCATAATCCGCGTCTTCACCGCTACCGTCTTCATCAGCATCATCGCCAATGTCATCCGCCTCATCAGACTCGTCTAACGCCTCTTCTTCGTCGTTATCAGCAACTACAACACCCTCATCTAATTCCTCTTGGTCTGGTCGCCCACCACCGTCATTGCCCACAGATTCATATTCATGGGGATTATCGTCATTTACAACACGGTCATCATAATTACCTACCAAGTTTAGAATATCGACCCTAGACTCTAGGTTGGTAGTAATTACTTCAACTAGAACATCTCTTTTTCGGTTTTGGGCCCTAACCACATGCTCAGCGCCCTTGTTGCTCCAAGCAGTTTCTGATTTCGTTCGTCCTGCGTATTCTGTAAACCCCTGAGATTTCAAAACATCCCCAATCTTTGAAATAACTTCCCTGGGTTTATGAGTGGGGATCGACTTCAGTACAGAAGTTCTATTGCCTATTGTTTTGGCCGTGTCTTTATTGAACTTTGATCCAATTGCTGCCTCGACAGCACTTCTAATGCTTGCTCCTTTTCCACCAATAACGTCTCCACCCCCCGCAGCGCAAGGCTTAAACTGATTGCACCCTTCTGGGTTTGCATTGCCCACTGCCTCGTCTACGTAGTCAACAACCTTATTGACTAGAATAGGTTCACCAGTTAGTGAGGCAGTTCCGCTTTTGTCTTTCGTGTAACCTTGCTTGAATAGTTGGTCACCACTACGATAAATGAAGTGGCTATTGAGTACCTTGACAATCTTGGGTTGCTCAGTTACTTCCTCTTCAACTGCCTGATCTTCATTCACTGCTTCGGTAGCAGCCATAGGGGGATTCTTTTTCTTGCAGACGTTACTAGTAAGGTCTTGACTCTTAGTCAGTGTGACTGATTTGATTTTGCTAGATGGAAACAAGCTAACAGCGGTAGATGCCCCTTCCTTACGAAACCAGATACCCTTAGATTCACCTGACCCAACTTTGGTAATGTTACCTGAATGTTTTTCCATCCCTCCGCCAATATCAAACTCAGCTTCGATTTTCATTCCCTTTTTAGCTTCTTTGAATAGCTTGAGTTTGCTTTCATTACTGCCGTCATAATCTCTAGAAGCCCCTTTTTTGGATTGCCCGCTTCTACCCCCACTTCCTGTATACTGATTGATGCCCTGTGGATTAGCATTGCTGACTTGTTTATGCAATTTCTGATTCAGTTTGGCCACGATTGCCTCCTGATTATTCGTTGACTTAGAGGCAATAATGCCTCCCATATTCTGGTAGATACGGGCTACAACAGCCCAATACATGTCACCGGTGTATTTGCCCTTGTCAGCAGCAGCCTTAGCTCGTTCCCATTTGGTCTCGTCAACAGCCCAGTTTGGTGGATTCTGATTCAACTCAGCCTTCTGCTTAGCTGCATCTGCTCCCAACTCTTTATCTTGGTCAGTCAGGGTAACTGTCCCTAGCTGCGCATGATCGTGGGCTTCACCTCTACCTGTGCCAGCATTGAGGGGCTTGAAGTGACCGGTATTCTTGGAGTGGGGTTGTCCAATAGCATTGATCAACAGGGATTGAAGTTGGCGGTGAATAGAATGGGTAGCCGAATCAGAATTAAGCAGAAGCGTCGTCAACTGCTCCTTCGTTGGTCTACTGGAGCGATTGGCTAATACCCCACACCCATCACGCAGAGAGCAAGCGCCTACTTGATCTGGAAGAATTGCCAAGTGGTCTGGCTGGTAGCCTTCAGCCACATGACTATAGGGCGTGCCCTTGTAGGCAGAACCTAAAGGGGCTTTCTTGTTGGACGTGAAGAGCCCAGTAGACAATTCAATGGGTTGGCCAGACCGTAGACGGTGGACAATACGAGGGTCTACCTTGGTGGTCTTTTCTACATCGAACCAACCATAACCCCGCAACACCCCGTCCTTATCAGTGTAGGGATGTTTGACCAAGCCAATACCAACATTGCGAAGGACTCCAGAGTCAGCAGCGCTAATGTGGTGCCCATCCTTCATTGGATGGTTGACCACCATTGGCACGCCATCCCAGTCTGGCTCACTCTGGCGGATAGCCTCAGGCGTGTAGAGTAACGGTCCCTTGGAACCGTTTAATACCTGGGGTCGAAGAAAGGTAACGGGAGCAACGAGGAATTCACGTCCCTCGCGCTTGATGCTGCGGACTTTAGAGGATAGGTTGGCCAGTACCCTTTCCATGGCCGAACTATAGCCAAGTCAGCTATAGAGCCTGAGGGACTTATGACAAAGGCGTACCGTAAGGGTAGCCTTACCCTTAACCTAGCCCATAGAATGGACTATAGAGGCCCTGGCATTGCTTGTAGAGCGACGGGGCGCAATAAATAACCCCTAGTGCCCACCCTCACAGGCAAGCACTAGGGGCCTTCCCCAAGCAACCCACAACACAGCGGTCTTACACCAACACCTACATTATACCCGTTTTGCCTTAGACAAACTAGGTATCCCAGTCTTCTAGCAAGCCCCGAAACTTACGATACACCAGAGTCGCATTGTAAACATCGCCCCAAGCCTCTGCAAATTGCAGACACCATCTGGCTTGTGTGTAGCTGGCCCCTTGGTTATCTAATGAATTCAGATCCCAAGTATTGAGTTTGAATTCTACAGCTAGTGATTCAATTTCCTTTGCATCCATCGGTATTACCGTAAGTTAGGGCTTCCTGGGTAGAAACTTCAGCAGATAGAATGGCCAGCAGAACAGAACCCAGAAGATGGCAGGCACTATGGTCCATGGCTGGTTTTTGTCTAACCATTCCTCGACACAGTCAATAAATGTAAGAATCTCTTTTACCATCAGTGATACCCGTTTGTAGCAGAGGCCAGTAATCGCACATGTCGGTAGGCAATGCGTCTATTCCACAACTCACAGATGATGTCGTGACCCATTGGTCGCAGTTTCTTACGAATGTCTGATATGTGATTGTTGAGATTAACTCGACTGGTATCATCAGGTGTCATTAAAGCACAAGTCAACTCATTGCGTAAGTGTGGGAGACCATCATTCAGTATACGCAACAGTACAATCTGAGTAGGAGTGAACTTCTCCCTGAGCTGTTGGAAGACTTCACTACCAACTGTGGCATTTTCTGTTGGTTGCTGATTTACTGGTTGGGCAGACGATTCTGTCATACTTAGGGATTCCTTCATTAACCAACCATGGATCGAGGACGTTTCTTACTGACTGACTTATCTACACCTTTCCAACGTGACTTGGCTTTTTGTTGGGCTAGTGTGCGCTTGCTACCCCTGGGAATCTCAGCCTTGATTGACTTGAGGAATGCCTTCTTAATGGCTGATGGTGAGCGGAGTTGTCCCTTCGTATCCTCGCCTACATTGGCTGGGACAAGACTACACTGACAATTGGGATGACGTGGAATCAGTCCTCTAGCCTCGCTAACCTTCATTACGATACCTGCTAGTGGAGCACACAACTCACATGGACTTGGATTACCCAAAGCAGTTACTCCCATACCACTTGTAGACCACTCAACTGCCACTCCTACATCTTCGACACCCAGCTTATCCATCGCATCTAGTTGTCCTTCTGCATGTGCACGAATTGTTTCTGTGCGAGCCACAGTTGTTGCTTGATTCCTGTAGGCATCTAATACGTCGTTCATCTCTCGCCCTACTTCACGTGGGCTTTTACCCTGAATGATACCATCGGTTAAGTATCGTTGCAGCTTCGTGGAGGCAGTATCCGTAACTCCCTTGATGTCTGTGTAGACTCGACCGGCTAGCAACTTCACCTTATCTACAGACACTTGATGACCGAAGGCACTGCGCAGAAACTCTTCCTTGCTGCCACGATAAAAATCCCTAGTCGATTCATCTTGGGCATAGCCTTTAGCGTAAGGCTTTTTCGTATCATCAAATGCACGACCTGCGCCTTGCTTGTAGCCCTCTTCAATATACCCTCGCCACCAGGCATCTCTGATTTGCTCCTCTAAGCTACCAAACATCTGCTCTTCTACAGTCTTGGCTAGCCATCTACGGAATGACTCTGCTTTCTCAGGTGATGTTTGGAATGAGAAGGCTTCATTAACAGAAATCCCCATCTGCATACCACCAGAGCTGAATAGTGCTAGTGTATCTGCTGGAGTTAAATCAGAGTTTACAACCCAGGTTGCCTTTTTCTTTTTACCTCGCCCAGATTCAACCCTGGTAACCTCGTGAACTTCTCCCTTGTCGTCTCTGTATTTGGCTTTTCCAGAAGCCAAATTTACGTCATGTAGCCAAGTTACCCTAACTTCCTTACCAGACAAGCCGGAGTGAGGTTTGGTTGAGGGGGTAGAAGAAGATCTATAGGCAACAACATTGACGACCTTAATGTCATTCTCAGTGGTGATTTTCTGTACCTTGAATGACAGACCGCGCTCCAATACCACCTCCTCTAGTCCGCTAGGGATAGGCATTCCATTCACCCTTCCTTCTACATTAATTCGCATTACTACTGGAGTATTGCCGTCATCCCCTCCAACAGCAAAATCAGCAGCTACTTGTCTGTTCGACGAAACTGAGGCGAATCCCTTATCTTGAAATGAGTACCCTTCCCTTAAATTCTTCAAGATGTGGTGATGAGAAGGGTCTTCTTTATCGAGACTAATACCTCGATAGAGTTCTGTATTGCTTGCCACAGGACCTGCCTTAGCAATGGCATCATCCATTTTCTTGACATCCCTAGTGATGTGGCCTTCTCTAGCATCTTTATTTATCTGAGCAGAGTCAATAATCCATTTATCATACAACTGCTCATCACTTTTCGTGTCTTTAAGCTTACACGTAGCATCAACCCCGCCCCCGGGGCCGGTCGGGCAGAATGTGTTCTCTACTGGGTTTGCATTAGATACCGGAATTGAAGCCATAACCTCAGCATAGACTTTTCTCAACTGGGGTCCTACCAGCTCAGTACGACCAAGAGCCAGAGCTGCCGTAACCTCGGGGATAATCTCGGCTGGATGGCTCTTGGCGTAGTCCGATAGGTTCCATAGTTCTTTATCTGGTAGCCCATGCTTGCGGACTGCCGCCTGTACGTCAACCGTAGCCCTGTTGCCCAGAACGTGCCCGAGTTCATGGGCAAAAGTACCCTTAACCCGGTCTAATCCGTGGCTGTCTTCGTAGACAGAGAACCTACCGCTGGAGTTCTCCCACTCCTGCCTGACTTGTTTCAATCGAGCTTTTTCCTTCTTGCTAGGTGATTCGGCTAGCTGGGCGTCAATCCGTTCTAGCATAGAAGCCCTAGTCTCTGCGTGCCTCCTACGTTTATCCAACAGTTCTTCTTTAGTAAATTTTAGAGACTCAGCTACCCGATCTGGATTCATTCCTACTGAGTTCGGTCCAGCCCATCCGTTCTCTTGATCTGGACCGAGTATCCCGCCGGCGGGCCCACCAGGAGCAGAACTGATCGTAACCTCCCCTAGCTTATGAGGGCCAAGTATACCATGGAGAACGTCCAAAACTTCATTGGCCTGAGCATCACTCAACCCAGGTAAATTGATCTTTTTAATGCTCGGTGAACTGATGATCGAGTGTCCGCCCTTACCGCATGTCGGGTCTACCCCACCTCCTTTTCCTGTTGGACAAAATGAGTTAACCGTCACTGACTCTTGCTCACGTCCTAAACTAGAGAATACCAATGTATCAAACTCCAGCTCATAACCATCAAGTCCAGTAGTCATGAACAGGTACTTGCCAGCAGTACCAGGCTTGAGGTAAGCAATCGTCAAGTGGGGTTGGTAGTTAGGGTGAGTATCAACGTGAGGCAACAACTCCAGTTTCTTGTGGGCCCGATGCAAATCATTGCCTTCAACATCAATCTTCAGTACGTCAGCATCAGGCAATTCAAATACCGAGAGCTTGCCTAACCTGGCTTGCACAACCCCAATATCCTTGATTACCTGTTGAGCTTGAGTGTATCCCAGGGTGATATTAGTAATTACCGGATCATCAGAGTCAAACGTCCCTCGATTCTTGTGGGCTGACTTGACCTGATTTGGTCTGAATGCAATATAAGAGTCTCCCGTCCCCTCTATTTCATTTCTATATACAATGCCATCATACCCTTCCTTCTTAGCCTGTTTTATGCGTCTCTTCCACTCAGAGTCCCCACCATCCTCCCATCCTTCACCCACGTCGTCTGTGCGTTTTGGATTTTGTATACTTAGGTACACAGGAATAGTGATAACTGGTTTATTTCCATAGGCAGCCTGATAACTGCTTTCTCCAGCTACCTTAGCCTGATCTTCTGTTCCAAAGTGGCTACCTGGCCGAAACTTCGTCAGTTTTTTATTGGTTGTTCCGTGATATACAACCAGAGGATTACCGCTTTCATCTACTACCTTAGAATCTTTGAACCAAGCCTTAAATTCTGGTGAACTAGTTTGCGACTCACCTCTATTCCTACCACAACTAGGATCAATACCCCCACCTTCACCAGTAGCGCAGAATACATTACCTACAATATCCTCGGTAAACCCGTACCTGACGGTGATGTGTGGTTGCTCCTCAAATTGCAACACGTCATCAACATCAATACGATCTCGAATGCCTTGCAGCAACTTCAGTACAGTAGGATCAGTAATGTTGGATTGAACTGAGGCATAGGACTCTTCAGCGTTAAGCGTAATTCCAAATGAGAACTTAGCCCATATCTTTTCTACACTAGAGGCATTCATGTCTTGCGCTTGTAAGGATCTTTTGTAAGCCTCCTCTACTGTGATTTTCCCTGGGTCGTACCGGCTATGAATCTCCTTTGCTTTGTTCACAATCTCCTTCGACCATCTGCCTTTATGATCATTGTAGCCGGATTCTGTAAGAGCCTGGCTCATCTTCTGCACGTGAGACTCTGAAAATTGACTAGATCCAGATTGACTGCATCCAGGCCCTGAGTATTGATTACACCCCTTGGGATTTTCATTACCAACCATGGGATTGTGGCTGCGAGGCTTGAGGCCAAAGGCATCTTCAGTTACAACCAAGTTCCATATTGACGTTTTCAGCAACTCAAAGCGACGGTTGATTTCAGCGATGAATCTACGACGAATGCCAGAGGTGCGAGTAGGGTCAGTACGTAAGGGATTAGGTAGTTGCTTCTTCCCCTTAGCGTTAACAACCCGGTGATTATGGTTGCAAGTGCATATCGCGTTTGATTCACTCATGCTGAATCTCCATATCGTCAACTGTTGTTGTGGCTATGAAGAAGACTTAGGCTAGGGTCTAGGGTGAGGCATCTTGGTTGGTCCTAATTGAATAGGCTCAGATGCCACCAAGTCATGAGAACGACGGTCTTTAGGAGACCACTGTAGCTGGACTGCTGCAACTCTAGCGGCAACCTCACCTGGCTCAGGCTCCCACTCATCCTTCTGCTTATGGGTAGGCAACTTGAACCCCTTGGCAATCAGAATTGTATGAATCGTCTTACGGCTGAGGGTGTACTTCCTAGCCAAAGCCCTGATCTTCATGCCAACTTCATAATCAGCAGCAACCAAATTCCTGATCTCTTCTGGTGTACTAGCGTTGTGGTTTACCACGGGTTTTTTCCTTAGCTGGCTCTTGGAACTTAACATCCTTCATGTCCCACACGAATCTGTTAGGTTTGGATTTCTTTTCTGGATCTTTTTTATTGTTCTGTTCGTTCATCTTCATCCTAGATACTCCAATACTACTTTTCCATTGGAAACGCTAGAGACCTTGTATTTGCTACCTCTCTGGATTAGCACCTCCCATTCCTGCTTACCGACAATATCCTTTGGTAAGTAAGCTGCTTTGGCTCCCTTAGGAACCCTCACTTCAACTTGGATGGGCTCTACCTTGCTATTCTTACCCCAAGTTGCTGCATACTTCTTGTTAGCTGTGGTGCTGATAAAGGCATTATCAACTACAGTCTTTCCCACATTGGATGTAAATTGGTTTAGAATAGCTTCCCGCTCTTGTGGGGTCTTTGCGTTTACTGCTCGATGAGTCGTCACGTCCTTAGGAAAGCTTGTCTTGCCTAACACTTCAGCTAGAGCATCAGCTTTAGCCTTCAATGACTTTTCCTTACAGTTAGTCCGCAGGCAATTGTTGATTAGAAAACTATCAGAAGTCCCTGCATAAGCCTTAACAGCCTTATTGGCAAAGTAGTCATCGGAAGTTTCAGCCCATTGAGACTTTGATGGGGCTAAGTCCCTCTCAGCCTCATCTCCATTTTTATATGAAGTAGAAGGCTTGGCTCTTGAATCTGGCTTATCAGAAGCAGATTTTGCCACGGCTGATCTATCAGAAGTCGACTTAGCTGACTCTGGTTTAGGTGACTCTGACTTGGCCATATTTGACCAACCTGGAGGATTGACTGGTTTTCCTCCCTTAATCAATACGTGCTGCCCACCAATCGTCACCCAGCCATCTGCCGTTTTATTACCTGTCAATGATTGGTTAGTCGTTGCGTCCTGCCCTTCGGTATCTGGGTTGTCCTCGTCTTCACCATCATTAGCAGGGGCAGCAACCGCGCTCGACTTACCGAATGGGGGCTTACCACCAGGAGTCTTACCGTTAGGTACTTGACCAGGAACTGGAGGTGCAGCAGCCTTCAATTCTTCCTTAGAGATGATAGCTTCTGCCTTAGCCTCATCGACCTTGAAGAACATCATAATCGCTTGCTTCAAAGTGTCACGAGACATGCTGCCTGCTGCATACAGTTTGAACAACTCAACCAAGCCTGTAATGCCACTAGCCATAGAGAGTAGGGGACTACCTCCAGAATCCTCATCCTTGATTCGCTTATCAACAGCTTCCAAAATAGACTTGGCTTCATCCAGTCCCAATCCAATAATGCGAGTGAAGAAGTCTGCTGGGGAGATGACGGCCTCAGCGCCGCTCTGAACATATTGCGATAGAGCGGCAGTGCGCTTCGCGGCAATATCGGCCTGCTCCATATCACTCAAGGATTCCAGGTCAGGCCATATGACGCTGTAGCCATTAGGCTCAGGCAGTACCCCCATCATAATCAAGCGGTCGATGGTGGGGATGATAATTTTGGGAGTGACGTGACCGTTCTGGCGTTGTTTTAGACGATCATTCCAAGCTGAGTCATCCTGGCTGCTAGCTAGTTCCCCACGTTCACTACCCAAGAAGACACGTACAGGACATCCGATCTTAATGCAAATTCGCTTGATTTGAATTTCGACTTGTGGGGTTGGGTCAACTACAGTAGGTGATAAGGTCTTGGCTGACATACCCATCAATCCTAGATAGCGTTGCAGCCCATTGAAGTACTGCTCCATCTGAGAGCGTAGAGTGGCCTTACTGACCTTTACGTTGCCGCCTAGCTGGGGATGAGTCTCTAGAGATAGTCCTGGAAATGCTCCCTTCCAATACATCTCAGCACTGCCGCCCGCCACTTTACGAATATCAAGGACTGGGTGTAGTACTGGACGAATGCGAGGCACGCCAACCACATCGCTGGAACCTAGTCCATCAGAGATGTGAATACATCGGGTCCAATGCACATCAAAAGAACCAGATGGTGGTGTTGATCCTGAAGTAACTGGCTGGTCAGTATTCCACAAGGTAACTGAATACATTACAGGCTGACCATAACGAACGCTAGTCTTGTCTGTATCCCATCTGACTACTGACACCTGCGACTCATCAAAGGCGCGCATGTACAGAAGCTTTGTACCTTTCTTCGCAGGAGCCTGGGCATTACCTGTGATGGATTGCTCAACACCATCTGCCGGCTCAAACAACTCCTTACCGTCATTGATGCCTAACAGCAAAACACCGAAGTGACCAATGCCACTCAGTACATCACCCCGTAGAACATAATCCCAGAATGGATTTCCGGCTTCATCCTGAAACCAGCTCTTACCCCTCAGCGACTTACCAATCTCATCCCAAGCGTCCTCAAACTCAGTTGTCGTTTCGGTGTCTTCATCCTCGAAGATGGTAGGTGTAACCTGCTGAGATTCCAGGGGCATCAACTCTACCACACGGCAACCCACTGGGTCACTATCGTAGAGATGCTTGTACTGCTGTGGAGTGAATGAGCCTAGCTTAGGGTAGCCACACTCATCCTCTAAGCTACGACGTGAATCGAAGTACTGATCAAAGAATTGCTTCCGCTGCATCAGTACGTTATCGACAATCTCCTGAAACCTCACCAGTTCTGTAAAGTTGCCGACTGGCTTACTCTCGTTGGCAACAGGAGAGAATCCCTTGCTATTGGTGTGCTTGGCCACAATGCTATCCCCTATGCTATGCTCCCTACCTACTATGGGGGCATTATAACGCTTTCCTAGCCCTATACCCTAGGCAACCCCAAACAACCCCGCTAGAGCCCCTAGCGTGCCCTAGGTTGCGTTGCTAACCCTACCCCAGCCCAAACCCCATTAACCCCGCCAAAGCTGCCTAAAGCCATTTAGTAAGCTATTGAGGGACATACGTAGCCTCTGCTTGAATGTTGGGATAGCAGATTCAGAGTGCTGCCGATGGAATTGATGGTTGTCAGGAACACCAGACCTCACAGTGACAAATGAATTACTCAGGTCCTCAGCATTCCACTCTGGAAGCACAATGACCAGTTCTGCTGTAGTAAATCCAATTGCTAAAAACACTTCAGCTTCTTGTTCAAGTCTCCGGGCTTGCCGTCGTGCCTGTCTATCACAGACCCTATCCACCCAAGCATTCCAATTGTCACTAGATTGATCATCCATAAGTCACCTCACCATGATTAGCTTTGTAACCGACCGACCTGCCGCATCATCGCTCGCCAAGCATTCTTGCCTGCATAATCATAACCTCCCTGCTGTAACCTTCGCTCCTCTTCCAGCAATTCCTCTTGTTCCTGTAGGAGATCCAGCATTGACTCTTGGTAAGGAGTCATGTTGTCTGGATCAACTTCTGTGCCTTTATTCGCTGGTAGACTGTAGACAGCACTGAAGTTGCAGTGAGGACAATGGATTGTGTCTCTATTCTTGAAGTTGGGATCTAAGGCAAACACTTTACCGCATTCTGGACATGACAGTTTCATATCAGATCCTAGTTAAATTGCTGTGACTTCAAAGGAAGTGGGTTGATGGGTTAAGCGGAAGACAGCCATGACGACTGCATCTGCCTCATCTGGTGAGCAGCCAATCAACTGTACTAAGGTTTTGTCGTTCTTGTCCATAGTGTTGGATCGACCTTTAGGACGTACGTAGATTCTGCCTTCATCATCCATATCCAGCGGGATCTTGGATAACTGCCTGCGCAATGAGGGACCACCATCTTGTCTAGCCTTGTTGATAATGGCACCAGGCATAGCGAAGGTTGGCTTGTGATTACCATCCTCATCAATAGGCTCTAACTTCTGGCGTAGGCACCAGTACATTTCCGCTCTACGGTTTTTGAACCTTGTGCGTTGCTCAATCTGCTCAATCCTCTCTTGTCCTGGGGTAAACTCCTTATATAGCTTAGGCTCTGGAGTAGCCGGTTCTCCAAACATCACCGTCCCTACATTGTGTCCCTGCCTACGCAGCCTATCAGCATGTTCCTTACCGCCACCACCACGATCAAATAACACATCCTCAGCGGCAATACCGTACTGATTCATCATTGCTAACGTAAGGCCAGGTATGACTGATGTATCTGGTGTTTTACGCGAGACTAAGGCTACTAACCCCTGATGACAAGCAATAGCCCAAGCCGTATTGTCACCGCCTTGAGCCGTGTCAATGCCCATAGTCTTGCGAACACTATTACTAACCTTTACAAAACCATTGCCTGCCAGTTGCTCAGCCAAGTTGAGCCACACTGGCGGGAACATCAACAGCTCAGCGCCCTTCCAGAACTTACCGTCAAGACTGATACACTGCCTTACCTCATCCCATAGTTTCCTCCGTTTACAATAGTCAGCCCACGTAACCACTCCTCCTAAGAGAATGCGGTTCGTGGGCTTCTTCCCTTCAGCAATTTCTTTTTTCGCCCAACGTACGTTAGGACTATCCTCAGCACTGATATGAATGACTTTGCGAAAGTATCTAGGCATGATCATCTGGTTGTTGACCTACGGATTTTTGCTCCTGCGCCTCTTGGTAATCGTGGATTTGGTTTAACAAACCATCAACTAAGGATTGGTGATGCATATCCTTCCATTGCAAGTCCTCTTTCAACCTCTTATTCATGTCTGTTAATCCACCGTTGAGGTACTGCAACTTCTTGTTATCCTCAACCAATAGCCGATTCTCTTCCTGCAACTCAGTTAGCTTCTTGCAAGCAAGGCTCAGTGCCCTCCCGGGATTGTTCAGGGTGCACACGACAAATGCCCATACACCAATAGCCATTATCACAATAACACAGATGTCTAACCAATCCATATCACTACCCCTTTGCTCCCTGATGGTCTTGAATTAGGTCTAGTAAGTTGGTAATCAACTCTTCATGCTTAAGACACTTTACCCGCAATCCAGAACACTCATCGCACCTGTCAGTGTGGTTTTGTCGCAGCACCTCGTTATTTTCTGCTAACTGCTGATTTTCTTTCTGTAGCTTAGCCAATTCCTTTTCATTTATGGCTGCCTCTATAACCCGCTTTAGCCAAGTGATAGTCACAATACATAGCACTCCGAGTAGAATGACCAGGATAACTAGATTTCCATCCTACATCTCCTTTGCTTTGCTACAGGTTACGCCATTCTTTCCACAACAGCATCGATCACACCGGTGGGGTTTGGTCTCATTGTTCTTCTTCTTCTTTTGTGCTTCCTTCCCCATGCCCTCTCCTATCTTGACCCCTAGGTATAGGCAGACCATACAGCTACTGAATGTTATTAAACCAATAACCAGAGCACCAATGATGATAAATGCCACAGGCTCCATTAGCGATTCTCCTTTGTTGAGTCAGATAGTTTGCCCAGCATAGTGAGTGAATCCAACAGTACTGCTGCACTTAGGGCAGGCTGGATGCGACGTTTCGTTGTTGATGGCTGCCGTGGCTTCTTGGGGTACAAGATGTTGGTTTACATCGATTGTGAAGTAAGCCACACGATACCCCTGCCAATGGCATACAGGACATCTTACGCCACATCTTCCCTTATGGGATAAGGCCAATTTAGCCGACTTGTTTTTACAGAGGTCAAAATGATTCATGGCTGTGCCTTTATGAAGCAAGAATGTCGCCACCTTCGACGGCATCCTTGAAGAAGTTTTCGCAGGGAAAGGGATTACCAATACTGAGGATACGCTTAGCCCAGGTGCCAGCACGCTCATAGCTGAGGTTGTCTACACCACTAGCCTCATCAGCAACGAATAGAGTCCTGGGCGTACCATCTTGGGGCACTTGGATGCCACAGCACTCAGGGAAGTTGCAGTGATGACCCAGCATCCCCTCGCCTTTGGCTGCTACTCTACCGATGATGTAGGACGTGGCGCACACTCGGCCATCAATCACTCTACGAATGTGCATATGATTGATAAGTAGAGGCCCGCCATGATCTGAGTCTAGTGGGTAGGCAGCATTTTGTATGAACCGCCGTATCTCGCCCCACATCACCCCTTCCAACTGCTGATGGTCTACGCTAGTTGTTACGATACGGCAGGGGTGTCGTGTTAGGAAGAAGACAGGTACAATCAAACCTGCAATAAAGTCCTTGCCTAATTCATTACCGGCGACTACGACTGTCTCATCGTTGTTCCATACTGAGTCAATAATCTCAATCTGCTTATTGTATAACTTGATGTTGGGCCAGTAGTGGTGGATCAGTATTAACGGGTCAAGCCTCGATAGCCTAATCATCTACAGCATTACTCCTTGACAATCTTGGGCTCCTCTAATTCTACCGGTTCCTTAGATACCAAGCCTAACCGTCTGCTCTCAGCCAGCCTGGCAGTCTGTCGATTACGGATCTGACAGGCTAAGCAAGGTTTCTTGACCTTAGCTCGACATATAGCACACCACTCATAAGCTGCCTTTTCGTAAGGAAACCGAATACGATTAGGGTCTAAGGTTCTGCATAGAGGATGACATCCCTTGTAGATACTGCTAACGACAGTGTGGGCAATGTCTAGTTCTCTGGCAATTGCTCGAAATGATTCTCCCCTGCCAACTGCCTCTTTGATTTTATTGAACGTCTCTTGGTTGATTGGCGAGGTCATTGGAGTCTTCTTCTACTACTGGGCTAGTTAATTCAGCTTCGATCTCGTCTGGTGGCCTGTCTTCCTTGGCTAACTTGTTGAAGTCCAAGCCAGGAGCAATTGTCACATCATGCTTATCTGGAGCATAGAGGCCCATGTGCTTAAGAGCCATGTTGATAGCTTCTGCCTTGGGAACTAGACGCAACTTAGTGCGAACAACCTCGTTGCCTTCTTGGTCATAGCTAACTGTCTGCTCGATACCGTCAATGGTGTTCTGCGCGCGCTTATCCAAGCGATGCACGTCAGTAATGATGCGCCCATTCTCATCACAAAAGTCACTAGCACTGCGGGTAGCACAGTAATACAATTGTAGCAAGATTTCCTCGCGAGTGAGTTGGCACTTTGCCAAATCCTCTTTCTGAAACTGCTTTACCACGCGAATAATATCGGGCTTTTTAAGCAGTTGACAACCCTTCACACTCGCTGTTTTCTTGCTATATCCTGCTGCAATTGCAGCTCTTGTAGCATCAAAGTCAACCAAGTACTCCGCAACAAACATCATCGCCTTATCAGTCAACCCATCCTCACCCCTGACAGGAACATGCTTCACCTTCTTCTCAATCTCACTTTGATCAACCTTGACAATCTTCCTAGTTGCATTCGCATCACTCCTCTTTTTTCTTGGCTTCATTTTCCCTAACCTTCCTTATCCAACCTATACCTATTAGCCTCGCCAACTCAATCCTAGCTCGTTTTTCCTACACCTTAGGATCATATTGAACAGCTTTGTAAGGGACAATTGTTACTTCCATTGTCCAAGGAATAGTAAAGCCTGCTCCAGTCTTCAAGTCCACCAATAACACCGTATGTGGATCTTTGGCCAAGTCACTCTTAACTACGATACAGACCCCTCCATTAAATAATACCGTGTTGCCATACACAACGTCTTTCACCATCATCGTATCTTGCGGCTTACTCTCCACTTTCATCTCCATTTCTCCAGTACGTTTTCATATTAGTGCTACCAACTAAGTTTTCGCCAGTTCTGGTCAACCCTCTGCCCCAAAGTCATAAGCCCCAATGTCCTGGATCACAATAGGGTAAGCCACTATATCTTTCATCAGAGGAATCAGCCATCTAAGATTGTACACCACGTTGTCTGGTAAATCATCCACCGAAACCCACAACAGTCTCTCATCTGTCTTTTGCTCAACCAGATAGGGTTTATCCCCTTTGACCTGTAGCAACTCCATAAAGAAAAATCTCACACACCAATCACTATGCACCAAGACCACAGCTTCAGTCCAATGCTGCGGTACAGTGTCAAGATTGGCTTCTTCTAGACATTCCCTAATCATTGCCGTCAGCGGAGTTTCGCCTTCTTCAACATGACCGCCAATTCCATTTAACCTTCCCGCCTGCCACTTCGGTCGCTTCTTCTCTATCAACAGCACCTGACTGCCCCTAAACACAAAACCAACAACATATGATTTGCATGATTTAGACACTTCGCTCCCCTTTGTTTTAATCTCCGTCGCTAACCTCTAGCGCCTTGTTGACGGCCTGCACAAAGCCGTCCCTTTTACTGCGCGCCTCTTCCATATCACGGCAAGCACAGTTGATAACCTGTGGCACCGTATCCACTCCATGGCTGAAGTAGAAACACCGAATTCTAACTTCTGGACCATTAGGACAGTCAGTAGCTGACGCCTCCAATACCATGGTTGGATTGACCCAATTCCCATTAGGCATTTGCACTAGCATATCATCTATCCTTAATAATTAGCCACTATCAAACTGCTTCTAGCTCCTGCTGCAACTTCTTCAGCCTACCTTCCAGCATGCCCCGAATAAACTCCTTAATCTCCTCTGATCCGTTGGGATATCCTCGCAACATGTCTGCCACATACATCCCCCCATACACAAATGACTGTCTTGCTTATCCAAGTCTCTAAGGCTCCACTCGGTCTTCAATATGAAGGATGAAATCTCCTCGGCCTTATCCAACCTACCCTTCATCGCAGCCATTTCTTCTTGATTCATACCTTCGCTCCCTCATCCTTAAATGCCAATGCCTTGTATTTAGCTACCTCTTCTGCAGTTAGTCCTCTACCCAAAGCAATATCTACTTCTCTCCATTCATCATCGCTCAATCCCTTCTTCCATGAATCCCATCTGCGATACCAAACCCAGTATTCTTCCGTAGGTTTTCCCTCACTATCTAAGGGAACGCTTACTCCAACCCTAGGTAACTCCCCGACTGCCTCTTTTTGCTGCTCTCGTACCTTGGTCATATCTGCATCAATCGCTGCCCAATGCTTCTCCTCTATTCTACCATCGCACATGTCATGGTTCATACGCCATAAGTATGCTCCACACATGTCAATAAGGAAGTATAGTTCAACCTCATTCAACTCAGACGCTAGCTTATCTTTCACTGCCATTGCCTGCTCCTAAAATGGTATTTCATCCTCACCATTCTTACCTTGTAGCTCCCACCCCTGCCTATCAGAATCCTCGTAACTCATCAACTTCAAATTATTGGGATCGTCATTTGTACAATCCTCATCCACATGGTCAATCACAAATCCCTCTGGCACAACCTGTCGATGATGCCACATCCACACCAACTTATTCAGATAGATCGTTCTGGCCCGCCCCTTACCTGTCGTCCCCAATCGAATGTTAACCTTATTACGTCTTGCCTCACCATGAGGCGTGATAACCAATGAAACATACTTACTCTTACCAAAATGCCACTTCTTTAATTCCTTGCCGTCAGCAGTAAACACTAGGACCGCAAGATTCATCATCCTCAGAATCTCTTCATCTCCAATCTCTGGCGTATGATTCCTAGCATAAGTCATCTCAACCCTCAGTCCTCTTCCTCATCGTCATCTTCGTCGGTATCAACTAGACTTGTTGCACCACCAGGGCTACCTCCACTATAAGCAATAATAACCCCAGCAGCGATCCAAACCACTGTAGAAAACATCGTTGCTAAGGCTAAGGCATTGCCATCACCAAACCTATTTGGCTGTTCCCAATAATACACAACCACTGCAGCTACCGGTATTGAAGCCCCCATCAAACAAATCAACACTCCTAAAGCTTCTCGCATTCTAATCCCCCTTCTACAGATGGTTAAGGACAGTGAGGACCATATCTCCAACTAGCAGAATTGATTTTGTTTCGCCGATACTCAGCCAATAGCTGAGCCTCCCAAGCTTTATTCTGTTCCCACAAGGCTGCATTTTCCGTATAGAGTTGTTGAATCAGCCCTTCTTGACTGGCAACCTTCTCCTGAAGGTCAGTAATGGCTTTATTAAACCCATCTTGACTCCTTTGAACTTCCCATCCAACACATAGTACCAAACAACACCAAGATAATGCAAATATGCTAACAAGAACTAAGTAGAATTTCATTTATTGGCCCCTTCATTGTTGTGTTGATGAGTTAATAGCAAGTCCAGCACAACCCAATGCTGACATCTAGGGCAAGATTCAGCCGCCTTACATACCCTAATTGTCAATCCCTCTTCTTCCATCTTCTTACAATAGTCCAAAGAATCCTTGGCTATCATATTTTCAAATTCATACCCACACCATCCACATTTACTCCATTCAATTTCAGTGTGTTGCACTTGCCTATCATTCAGCAACCACCCAAACAAATACCAAAATACCCACATTATCACGTCTCCTGTTTTGTCTTGCGCCTTTGGTCATGTTCAGCTTGCCGTAGCCTAGCCTGCTTCGCTGCCTCCAATAACTGCTTGGCCGCTTCCTCAGCTTCTTCTGGAAACATAGAGCCCAACATGACATGACTGGCATCCACCATGATGTTTATAGGGCGACTATCACAAGGTTTCCTTACGTAGATTCTGCCTCTATCACCTAAATCAAATACCTTATGATCCATCATCACTCTACCTCCTGCTCTACCTTGCTGTGCTTGCTACTGTACCTTCGGCCAACTCTTCCCTTTGTCTGATTTACATAGTACCTATGATGATTTTTCCTACACACTGAACATGTCTTATATGGCGATTCAGCAGGAAGAATTCTACCACACTTAAGACAACCGCCTCTTTCTACCCGTCTTTTCAGCCTGCGTTTCTGCTTGCTCCACTTGCACTGATTAACTACTTGGGCAGCCTCGTCTGACTCATCATCTAATTCATCTGGTACAGGCCTGTCATATCCCTCACCTTCACCTAACCAATGCTCACAGAACAGGTCAACTGCCTTGTCTGCTGCTTCTGCTCCACACTCATCCTCGATCTGCTCAATCAAATCCAAGGCTTCCTCAGAACCATATCTAGTCTGTAAAAGCCCGTCTATCAAGGACGCTAATCCCACGTTAGTCCCCTAAAGTTGTCTTGTTATCACTCTATTTAGCTATCTACCGTCTGATTGGTCTCGTGGACTCATCCTCCTTTCGGCATCCGTACACCCTTCCCGCCCGATCTTCCGGGCTGTTCGCGATCACAATGTCACTTCGCTTTCTTCTCCAGGGAATCCGCCAGCGAATCGCGTGCTTCTTCCCACGACCCGAACGGAGCCACCGGCTCGTAGGTCCACTTCCCGTCGGCTGTCAGCCATTGGCGGTCGCCGTCCAAGCCCACGCGCTCGCACGTCCATGGGTGTCCGTGGAGCCCGTGGAATTCGTAGTGGTATCGCATGATGATCCTCGCTTACTTCGGCAGCGTCTCCAGCAGGTCAAACAGAGGGACGCGCCATAACAACGCCGGCCAATACCAACTGTCGACGGCAGCGATATCAGCAGTAATCATTTGGCCGTCACAGTAGATTCCAACCAACTTTTCCTCGTCATCCAGCCCTTCCGGCCGCTTGCCGTCTACGACCCGAATCCACGGCAGACCCTTGGCCTTGAGCAGTCGGTCGATGAGGGCAACAACTTGCTGGCCCCACGGCACGCCGATGATTTTGCGTTGGTTAACGCAGTCGCGGAGATGGGCGAGAAAAGCGTTGTCCTCACTCGTCAGCACCGCCGCACTCTCGCACGGATTCTGCTGGGCCTGCCCGCCTTCGGTTTTGCGCCAGAATCCGTACACTTCCGCCAGCACCCGAACCCACGTCTTCAAGTCGCAGTCAGGCGGGCATTCGGACGTTTCGCGCAGGTCGGCAAGCCTCGACGTGAGGTCATCGACTTGCCGCTGGAGTGCCTCGCACTGCTTAGTCAGATCATCGCGCTCTTTCCGGTGAGCGTCCCTCTCTTCCTTCGCTGCCGCCCACAGGCTGCCGTATTGCTGCTCGGCCCGTTCTGCGCGGCGCTCGGCCACTTGGCAGCGTTGGGCCAGGTCGATGAGGGTCTTTGTATGTTTGCGCAGAACGTAATAGGCATTCCATTGCTTATTCAGCCAAGCTGCACAAGCGTGCTTGAGTACCAAATCAGCCGCTTTAAGTTCCTCGAAGTCCAGCGGCTTGCTCTCCGCTTCCTGCGTTGCGCCGTTCACAGGACAAGAGTCATTCACCGTGGCCGTATCGTAGATCGTGTAGCCTGGGTTCAGTTCGATGGTCATGGGGTTCCTTTCGAGTCTACTTGGATTTCTTTTGTCGCGGCCTTCGCGTTTTGGGTTCGACTTTCTCACTGGATAGGCTGACGTCTGGTATCACAAACCCCCATGGTATGGAGTCAAGTTGCGCTACCACCTCGCCGCGTTTGTTCACGACATCATAGGCGTTCTGCTGGTTCCAGTATCTGCTGAAGTCCATGTGAACCTTCATGCTAGTTTCCTTTCTTCTTCAATGCCTCCAAGCACTTCCGGCACGTCGGCTCTCGTAGGGCAAACTGGCTGGGGATCGTTATGGCATCGTTGCATCCGGTCTCAACACGATACACTTCAGCGCCTCTTGGTCGGCGGTTGCCTTTGACGGCACACCACCCAACAACCATCTTCTGGGTTGCGTCAGACAGGAAATGCCATTTTACGCACCAGACTTTCATAGATTCCCTTTCATTCAGCGGGGCGTGCCGGCGCGACTCGGCTTACACTGTCAATCGCTCCCGCTGATACGCCGTCAGTCCATATTGGATCACGCTTTCAAGAGTTGCTCCGACGGTCAACGTGTTCCCGGCTTGGCAATCCCAACCTGTGTAGTCGCATTCTCCAGAAGCAGCAAGGAAACGACCGTCAGCCAGACGAAACAGACCAATCCAGTCGGCGTCGTCGTTCTCGCCGTTTACCGCAGCAATGATTTCTACTACATCGGCCCGAGTGCATCGTGCGGTGTCGGTGCCGTCGTACGCCGACACATCTTGCGTGCAGTTCCCACCGCTTCCCTCGCCGAACACTTCTTCCCAGCCGTAGTCGGTCAGTAACTGCTCCAGTGTGATTTCTTTACGGTAATCCATCGTTATCTCATCGTGTTAAGTTCAGTTCTCGCGGCCATCTTCAGCGGGTGAGTCGGCCGCATGCTCACCCGCGTGGTTACGTACTTGCTAGGTGTTCACAAGAATCCACTTCAACGATGCCCCTGTAGGAACGGCGTTTGGCAGCGGGTCTATCCAAGGAATCTTCTCTCCTGCCTCAACGTGTGACTCGATAGTTCCGAGTATTGCCTCCCGCACGTTCTTCAACGCTTCTACTTCGGTGCTGCCGCAACTTCCAGTCCCCGGCAGATTGAGTACGAGAGCAGAGAATGTCCCGTCTTCTTCACGCACCATAGCAATAAGGCAGTGGTAAGTCTTCAAGACTTTCTCGGGGTACATCTCCCAAATCGTCAACATCATCACCTCCCCTCGTGCCCCAAGGGCGTTAGTGGTTACCATGCGTATACACTTCCAATTCCAAATGCCCGCTTCCTGGCGTCCTTCTTTCGATCCTGTTCGGCCTCGTTCGCAAGTCGTTGGCACGTCCCGCACAACTCAAAGTCGCTCGGCGATGAGTCACCACATACGTGGCAACGGCCTTCTTTCTGTGGTTTCGGTTGCTCAGTTGGTTGTTCTGAGGGCATGGGTTCTCCCTTTCGTGTTGAGGTTACAGTAGCAAGCGGCAACGCCCCGAGGGGCGCTCTCGCCCGCCACCGCTCATTGACGCCTGCGGTGGCGGGACGCTACGTATTCGGGACGTGGGTAAATTGTGGTCCCGTGGCAATCACCTCCTTTCGTCCGCCGCTGTCTGGCTATTCTTCCTAATATGGAACGAATTTTCATCCCGCCTCGCCTCCTTCCGCTGGCTTCTCGCCAACCATCTCCTTCAGTTCCGCGATCACCTCCGTCAGTGTCTGGCCTCGACCTTCCTTGGCGTCCAAGATCGCGGCCAGAACCGTGCGGAAGTCTGGACACCAATCCTTATTTGGATTGGCCCCCTTGTCGTTGCCGGCCAGCATCTCCGCGGCGATGTCGAGTTGAGCGTTGAGTCGCCGGATTGTCTCGTCCCGGCTGTCTGGTTTATGCTTCTCGCCACTTGTTGTTGGCTTCTCGTTCGCTGCGATTCCAGCTCCGACGACGTTGTAGACAGACTGGTCGCAGTTATTACAGTGTTGCCAACTGTTGGCGTGAAACTCGACACGATCAACATCTTCGGCCGGGATAATCACTGGTGAGCCCGAGCAAATGAACAGCAACACTGACTGCTGGCCGTGTTCGGTCGGGTGATTGCGGACAGCCACCGTGAGGTTGTTGGCACACCAGCTAGTGCCACTCTTGTCGTACACTACGAATCCTGCAATTCTCATTTCAGTTCTCCTTGGGTTTCGTTGAGCTTCTCGCCGGCCCGGTGTCTCTCAATGTCTGCCACCAACTCTTGGCGGGCTTCTTCCGGCGTGTCGCCGAATCCCGCAGGGCTCTGCACCAAATCCTCGAAGTCACGTTTCACTGCACAGAATTTGTCCCCATCCTTGAACACCCTGAACTCCGGTCCGCCGTGCCCGAAGCACGCTAGGCCAGGAACGTACCCGTCGTACTTCCGCTTGCCCTCGGTCGTCTGCAGGCCAAACGCGGGCTGGTCGCAGAAGCCAGCCGGCATACCGCCGCGCCACATTGGCACGGAGCACAGCCCTTCACCGTTGTTGTCCAGTTCACGATGTCTCATTCCGCAGTGCATTTCGTATCTCCTTCCGCTGGTTTCTCGCCGGCCAGGAATGCGCGAGCAGCAGAAATGCTGGCTGGCACCTTGAATGGGTATTGGATGGCCTTTTCTGCGTCATCGCACGCCTCGCCCAGCACCTTGTGCAGGGTGGCAATCGTATCCGCGTCTCGCCTGACATCCTCGGCCGCCTCTTCTTGTAGCCTGACAACCTCTGCATCCCAGAGAGCGTGGAGCTGCGCCACGCACGTCGCCACTACCTGCTCCGTCGGATGTGCGGCCGGGTCGATGCCCTCGGGGATTGCGCCCGCGTCTCGCAGTACCTTCACCACAGCGTCATGGGTCTGCTGGGATGTCGCCTGAGCCTGGAGGGACTGTTCGTGCAGTCGAGTGCGGAGTGTGGCGTTCTCGACTTTCATTCGCTCAACTTCCTTAATCGCCCACGCCACGTCCATCGGCACCGAGTCGCCACGCTTGCCGCCGATCACACCGATAATCGCATACAGTTCATCCATCAGCGAATCGGTCATTTCCTCGTGGGATTGCTCCATGTCGCGGATCGTCGCGTCACGCTGGGCGATGATGCGGTTCGCGCACTCGACAGATTGGACAGGTTGTTGTGGCCCCCATCCCCACGAGTCGCCGTGAATGTAGTACGATCCGCAGGCCCACCGCGTGTGAGGACCCCAGGCTATACTGGCTGTATCGTGCCCCTCCGCTCCGCACCACGGGCACTTCGGGATTGGTTGGTCGGTCATTTTCATTCCCTCGCCGCCTCAGCGGCCTCGCGTGTCTTGTGGCAGTCACCGATCTTACACCAAGAGCTTCCGACGTACGCAGGCAATCGTAACATAGGTCGGTGTCGTCATCCCAGCCGTCGCCGGAACGCACGTACACCGCGCAACCGCATCGACTGCATGTGCTCATGACTTCGGTCCTTTCTCTGCTTCGTCCAGCACTCTATCGATAGACTCGCGGTCTTGTTTGCAGACTACATCCTGGAGCCGCTCCAGTTCTCCACGAAGCCGCTCGACTTCTCTCGCCATCGGGTGCATCGGATGTCTGCTACACTCCGCAATGTGGGCGCGGAACTGTGCAGCTCCCTATTTGCCTTTCGGGAACAGCTTCCCGCAGCGGGTGCAGAACGGCTTGGTTTGCTGTCGCAACTGCTTCAGCAAGTCGGCGTTCTCCCGAGTCAGCCGCTCGACTTCGGCCAATAGCGACTGAGCAATCGACACCAGCGGGTGCCCGCAGCCACGATAGGCGTTCACTCTGGCTCTTGTTACGTCCAGTGATTCGTTCTCTGCCATCTCACTCACCTCCCGCATCTGTTGGCTTCGCTTCTGTCGGACAGGACCCCTGTGCGCGTACGTAGTCGATGACGCCCTGTAGCCGCTGGATCTCGGCTTCTGCGTATCGTATGAATGCCTCGCGCAGATCGCGGCACGCAACACACTCGCAACCGTCAGATGCGCCACTAACGTCCATGCCCATCTTGCTCACCTCCCGACTTCGCGGCTTCTGCAATCGCCCGCTGCAATGTCCGAACCAGAGCTTTCGCCTGTTGGACATCGAGGTAGATGCATGGGCAATGGCTCACGCCGTCGAGTTCCAGACTGATATCCTTGTCCAGCTTCCGGTGATCGACAGTAACGCCGGAACCGTTTCGTCTTCCGATTCGTGTCTTTCTCACCACTCCTCCTTCGCCTTTGCGGCTTGTTTCTCATGCCATTTCTCAATTCGCTTTTTCACCTTGTAGTTCTCAGAGTCGCTCAGAAACCCGTGAATGTGCAGCAGAATGCGGCACCCTTCCACGCGGTCGATGGCTGCCTCGGCTTTCCATTGACGTAATAGGTCGTACGGCTTCATGCTTCCTCCTTCGCCCCGCTGGCAGCTTGCCCGCAATTACCCTAACAGTCGTTCACCACATTTCTCACAACGATACTCCCACTCTGCCACTTCGTCGCGGTGACCGATGAATCGCATCCACATCTCATCACCGCAGGCACACACCACAGGACCGCGGCGTACAAACGCGATTGTCCCGGCCAGGTACTTGTCAGCGATTGCCTGCAACTCAGCCTCGGTCAAGGATGTACGGGAGGCGTCGTTCTTCTCTTTCGCGGTGTTCATGTTTTGCCTTTCGCCGCCGCCCGCGCGGCGGACTCGGTTCTATAGCCAGCGGCTTGCATCCATATAGCACGCGGAATTGCAATCATTACCCCAGTCGGCGTGTCGCAATGCTGTCCCGTCTCAACAATCTTCGCGATCAGTAGCACCGCCTCGCGCACGGCCTCAGCGTCGGCGACCGAGAGCCGAGGAATAAGAGCGTGCAGGCGTTGGAGTAGGTTAGGGTTCATCGCGTTGAGTCTCCTTCACTTGTTTCATAAACACCCCCAGTCCGCCCAGCGGCGATTCCATTGGCTGCATCGTCGGAGCGACAGCCGCCGAATTGCATCCATGACGTGCTCGCACATCGTGACATCTCCGCGATTGTCCATCGTCATGATGTTTCCACAGACGCAGCAGGGGCTCGCCAGCGCATCGGCGTTGAAGTCCATGACGTGTGAGAAACACTCTTCCTGGACTGCTCGCATTAGGGAGAGCACTTCTTCGACGTTAAATGGCTTCGTGCTGGCGGTTGCGGTGGTGTAGGTCTTCATCGCGTTGGCTCCTACATCATCAACAGCTTCCACAGAAACTTGACCGACACCGCGAACACTAGTCCCAAGACGACCATGACCCCGCAACCGACTAGGCACGATGCACATCCACAGCCGACTTCTTCTGGTTTGGGTTTATCGCTCATTCTGTTGGTTCCTTAGTTACAAACCCCTATTATACCTAATTACTAGACAAGCAACCTGTCTTCTGGTATTGCATAACAAACGCTCTCCCAGCAATCCTCAGCATACAGCCTAAGAAACATCTTGTATGAGGGACAAATCTGCTTTATCAAGGTAGGAATCTGCCACAAATCAGTCATTCGATGGTAGAGGCAAATAGCTAGGACAGGACGATGCTTAGAGATTGTCTGCCTAGCTCCCTCTAACGCTTGCAGTTCATGCCCTTCGATATCCATCTTGATGTAAGTTGCTGTATCTTGAATTAGGCTGTCTAGCCTATAGCATCGAATAGATTGCTTTGTTAATACTACCTCATTAGCAGGATCAATAACACAAGACCTGACACTGTTGTCTTCTATAAATTGCAGTTTTCCATCTTCATTGGATACAGCCACGTTGTCCATCCATATCTTCGATTGTGTTTCTTTATCCAACCGTTCCCAGGTAAGATGCATTGCAGCAAAACTAGAATAGTCTGGTTCAAAAGCCCAATACCCCTTAAATTTACCACCAGTCTTGTATAGGAAGGCGCGCAGCGTGTCACCATCATAAGCACCACAATCAATGAATACCTCATCCTCACGTAGCTTAACCAAATCTGGCGGAAAGTAGGTATCGCAAGATGGACTGGGATAGACATAGTGGCTACGGTAACTAACATCTTTATGCCACTGCAACAGGAAGTTGAAGGTATCCTGGGATATCTCATCATCCCACAAGCTTGCGCAAGCCTTGACTTCCTCCATATACCGATCAATCTCACAGCTATCTTCAACACAATAGAGAGGAAGTCTTGCTGGTAAATACCGACGGTAGAATTCTGGAGTGCTGTTGAATCTATCCACGCCCAAGTTAATCAACTGGTCTTCTACTGGAGTCCTATTGTAGACAGCAACCACGAAGAGGTGACCCTGCTTGTAGTTACGGACAGCCTCTACTGGAGGCACCACAATCACTCCTTCAACCTTGGTATACCAGAGCTTGGGGTTGTTATCGGTGAAGGCAATCGGTTCAAGTTTGCTAGCGCGCATGTCTTTCAACACACGAAGCCCCAGCGCACCTGCTCCAAAGATCACAACTTTCAAGTTCTGTTCATTGATTGCCATTTGCGTCCTGTCTCCTACTTTGCTACAAAGCCCAAAAGCTACCCTTAGTATACTATTTTGGTTTTGTGCCGGTTTTGCTATTTACTAATTTATCTCTACCCATTATACTATACCCTGGAGCACCCTATAAATATATATATATATATATATATATATAGAGGAGAATGAAAAATCAAGTTCAAGCTATTCTCCTACCAAGGCTTACCTTCTTAGCCTTTCTACCTGCCAGGTGTGCCGTAGCCGGCTTAGTTAGTAACTCTCCAGAGATACGGGGTATGGCATTGTGATCAAGGTATTGCTTACTCAAGTCAATACCAATTGAATTCCTACCCAAGCTGATAGACACACAACACGTCGTACCACTACCAATAAACGGATCTAGTACAACGCAAGGCACAACATCAGCATTGCATTTGCAGGTAGGCTTCCAACCAATAGTTGTGTCATTACGAATTCGACGCTTCCGCATTCCGTCTCCACCACGAATGTCTTCCTCTACACTTCCGTATTTGGTCTTATTGCCTGGTCTTGTCTCCACTCGATTTACTTCTACTACTCTTACCCAAGGCGCACCACACTTAGCACAACAACCCTTCTCGCTAGTACCGGCCTTGATGCAAGGCTCAATCAGCTTTGGAGGAAACGTGGCAAAGTGAGCGCCAGCATATCCTTGACTAGCAACAGTCCACACTGATCTCTTGTTAGATACCCCACTCCCCCATTCCCTTGCGTTAGACTCGTTAGATACTTGTCTATCGTTTCTGTCGCTTACATCAGAAGCCCATCCAGGTTTATGTGGGTTTGAAATTGATTTATCCTTGATTGCCTCAGCATCGTAGAAGTAACCCATCTTCTTCACGAATAGGAAAATGTACTCGTGGGCTTTGGTGCAACGATTCCTAACAGACTCAGGCATTGGTGACGGTTTCATCCAAATTATGTCTTGGCGTAGTATCCAACCGTCTGCCTGCAACGCCAAAGCCACTCGCCACGGTATCCCGCCCAAGTTGCCACTCTTCAATTCACCCCCATAGGTGTCCCCGTAATTGAGCCACAAGGTTCCGTCGTTACGTAACACACGTCGAACCTCTCTAAACACGGCAACTATCAGGCAGACGTGGCATACACCACACCGATTACCTGTAGCCCATCCCAAGCAGTCTGGTTTTTTCTCGCTACCAATCTCTAACGACTTGTCTGTACCATAGTCTCGCAAACCCCAGTATGGTGGTGAAGTAACAACCATGTGGACTGACCGATCTGGTAGTTGCTTCAGTACATTTAGGCAATTGCCTTGATATAGACAGACTGTACTGCCATCGGTAGTTTGCCAGTAGGGGGTCAACGAAGTATCGATTTTCGGCATGATGGTCCTAATGAAATTGACGTTCTGGTGGTTCAAAGACTTGCCTTGACCTGGGGTTGTCTACCAACTCCACGTCAGTGCGGCATATATCAATCGTGTTAGAATGAATTGTAGGGTGGTGGGCTCTTGTCTGCTGCTCCGCATCGTGGGCGCTTGGGGCAGCAACAGATACCGTCTGCCTCCCCTCTCCCTCTGCGCAAAATTGGATTCGATAGAAAGGCATCGCAACCTCCTTGCCTTACTCGCCGTTGCCTAATGCATTAACCACTACATCTTGATACATGCCAACCATCCTACCAGTCAACCGCCATAGAATCTGGGTTGAGATAGTCTTCTGGTTAGTCTTGGCTTCGTATGGTTCTGCTACACCAATGTGTTTAAGGAAGCGTAGCATACTTCTTAGCTTATCCTCGCTGCGACCCAATTGCATAGCCAGCTTACGAATAGGCAATCCCACACCAGACTCATATAGGTGGTGTACAATTGCCAACGTCTGCCCTCGTGAAGTGTCAAGAGCAATCTGCCGAACCCGTCGCATCACAACCTCATTTGTCTCTGGCGCATTAAGCACCAAAGCCAAACACTTTGCTGTTCTAACCAACTGGCTAACCAACCTTGAAGCAAACTCACGCTCAGCCACCTCTTCTTGCCTCAAGCTAGGTCTAGCCCTCATATGTGCTGTGAACTTACCCAATCGGGTACACAATCGCATTGCCCAATCTGGCATGACGATTGTGCTCATCTGCTCCTGAGCAATCTCCCGCAACCACGAGGCATATCCTCCAGTCAACTGCATAGCATAAGCTAACTCTGGTTCATATTGGCTAACTGGTTTGCCGTCGCTTTCCATACTCATATTGCGGGCAGTGCGGTTAGCCACCCGCCACAATACCTCATCCTCCAAATCATCGTCAATATGATCCATAATAACACAATCAAGAAACCGCTCACCTAGCTCACTACTATCCAACTGCCGTAGACTATTAGTGCCACATAAAATCCAAGTCATACGGATGCCTTGGTAGTCCCGCCCCATCTTGTTGCGGTAATGAGTGCGTGCCGTACAGTCATACAAATCCCTAGCCTCGCTTAGGATCTGGGGTAGGTTGGGGCTAGTTAGCAGCGTATCACCATCCTTGGTAACCAGCGTGCGGCCCGTAATCAGCGGGATAAGGCTGTTGTCCTCGCCTTGGCTACCGTCCTCTTTATAACCAGAGTGGAATCCCCTGATGGTGCTCTTGGCAATGACATAATCACGACAAACGCTCACAGCCTCGCATAAAGTACTCTTGCCACAGTTGTGATGGATGTAGCCATTGGCCCAGTAGTTATTGTAAGTAGGTACGTGGAAGTCATAGTGACACTCATAATCACTGGGGGTAATAGATACCACTTCGTCCATTGCACACTTTGCTTCGCCCTGGTTAGGCAGATAAGGTCCGCTTTGGTAACGGATCATTTGAAAGCGGCCGGTTCGCATGACCTCCGTGATAATGCTGGCTACTGACCAATACCTATCGCCATTCCAAAACCTGTGATTCTCAGTCACGTGCATTTCCGCACCAGACTTGAAAGCCACACAATACAAATGGTCTGGCGGTCGAATCGTTGGGGCATAGGCCAGGGAGATAGTCAACTTTCCTTCCTTAGTCATTGCACAAACATGAAAGTCTCTTCTACGACGGAACCGCTCTTGCACCGGCAACAGCGTCTGATCCACTGGATCCCAAATCAGAGTATCACCACGTAAGCAGGCAGCCGGCCCAATTACCTTAATCCACAGTTGGTCTCCAACACTCTTTGTGGAAGCAATCGAGGCTAGCATCATTGCTAACGCGTGATCTAATCCAGGAGTCCACTTCATTGCCTTACGCCAAGCATTCACTAATACGGAGTATTGGCTACAGTGCAGGCACTCCAGATTCTGCCCACCTGGCCCTTTCTTCAACCCATCCCCAGACCAATCATCTGGGATGGGCCCAACCTTGGCTAGCAGCGATTCCAATTGAGTCATTCTGCCGGTCAGGTCAGCTCCTTCCCTTAAATGGTCACGTACATCGTAGCCAGATGCCTTGTCTGTATCATAACCCTCTGGTCCCCACTGCAAGAAGCTGATCTGCTCTGGTGGAGATTCATGGGCCAGTAATATCTTCGACACCCGCTTCATCCCTGAATAGCCAGCCGGCAGCGATAGGTTGCCTGACTTCTTATTCTTCTGTGGATGGTCACTATCAAACATCAGCCTCACGCTCTTGCCACTAAACAGGCCACACCACTTCGGCGAAAATGTCGTGCAGCTTGGTACAGCCAGCACATTTGCTTCACCTGCCAGACTGCGTTCTGGGTTGGCTGTAGAGACCAGAGTTCCATTATCCCCGTGTTTCACCCCCTTCAACATTTCCCACAATGCCATACCGTCTTTCCAACCCTCACACAGGTAGACAATTGGCTTATTCTTATCATACAAAGGCAAGCCATGCAATCCATGTTTCATCCCTGGGGTAGGCAGCAAAGCCATCCTCTCACCTACCTGGGCATATCGGTACAGTTGGTCAATCGACCCTCTAGCTGAGTAACCAGGCACCAACCAATCACCAGTAGTTATCGATTGGCATACACCCCAAGCCTCTAACGTCTCTTCATACAGCAAGCCAATTTGGGCAGCTAAGCCCTTGTAGTCAACTGTAGCTTTATCGCTGAGGCTCCACAGCTTGCGCAGGAAGGCTAGCAGGTTGCCCCCTCCCTTCTCATTACCTTCCCCACAAATCCAGCAACGCCAAATCCCAGTCTCTAAATTCAGGCTGAATTTGCCCTCTCTACCACACCAGGGACAATTGCCGGTAACCTGCCCTTCATCCCCGTCAAACTCCAATCCATGAAACTTGTAAGCACTTGCATAGTTGATAGATTCTTCGTGAACTCGTGGCATATCTTCCTCTCAGTACTTTCTGATCTCCCACCAAACCGTATTCATCCCTGGCAATGTTCCCCAGCATTTTCCGTAAGAAGAAAATTCAATGACGTGCCCATCATACTCTTCCAGTAGGTATTCCAACCATTCGTAGCTTCGCTGGCACATATACCTCTTCAGCAACATCATCGCGGTCAAACCGCTAACAGACTGTGCCCGCTCAGCTAGGGCCTCCCGCATTGGCTTAGCTACCTGACTGTAATATAGGTAAAGCCCCCAAGGCGATCGCATCACTTCACCTTGGATCAGTGTTAACTCCGTAGGGGCCATTGCACTAAGGTACAAATCTTCTGACCTAATCCCTTCGTGCAGCAGTGCATAGAAAGCAAATGCTACTGCATCCTCATCGATATTATACCACGTAGGCCCGCCAGTAACCCTATTACGCAGATGATACTTCTGTCCATCGTGCAGTGGGGGTTCAGCAAGAAAGTCTTCAACTCTAGACCATGTTGGTGAGTGGTTGCCAAATTCGTTACCCGCCGCGTAACGTCTAACAAAATCAGCTTTTGTCAAGACAGGCTCTGCCATTTTAGCCCTTCACTAGACAAAGGTTTCTCTAAGCTTCAATACTGCTCTCTCTTCTACAGACTCTAGAGACAATTCAAGACGTATCATCAAGTGATACATTACGGCCAAAGCGTCACCCATCTCCTCAACTATTTGGTTCTTATTGCTCAGCTTTTCCGCAGACCAGCTAGAGCATCTGTGAACGTACGGAATACCACTTGCTAGGATTTCTGCTTGAACTTCTACTGCCTCTTCCAGTAGATGGTTTGTACACTGAGCTACAGAGTAGTCACAGAGTCTTCTCTTGCGACGAACGTGTTTAGCATTATCTAAATGTAGGCTTCTTACTAATTCAAACAGCTCAGATGCCATTACTCGCCCTCCTGTATTGGGGGAATTACTTCACCAGTACCTTCGCTAATCATTTCTTGCTGCATACCATAACCTGGCATACCTTTCTTTTCCCACCCTTCACATCGCTTGAGCAACCAATTACGACCGGCAATCTTCCAGTCTTCTGCCTTTACTCGCTCAATCAAGTTCAATGCCCCTTCATTGTCGCGGTAGCTACGTCGCTTATGACGACGAAACGCAGCCATCATCGGTTGTGCCACGTCACGTAGGAAGGGCTCTTCAAAGTCGCCGTCAATGCAGTCGATAAACGCTGCACACTCCTTGTCAAACCTGGCTTGGTCTTGAACCAGGGAAATGTAATCCACACTACCTCGATCGTACAAGCAACTTCTGGCCTGTTTGTAATCGTCAACATTTGGGCTTCGCAGGAATCTAGAAACCTGCCCACACTTACCACAACAACCACTTTCAGCCTCTATGTAGATTGGATTCGGATGACAAGCTGTACACAGTCTGATTGGTTGATATTCTGCTAACCACTTCTCTGGTTCCCATCGCTCAGTGTAGACATGCAAGTTATTTGACACCTGATTGTACGATCCTACTTCAACTCCTAAGCAGTTAGCCACGTACTCCTGTAGAAATGAGAAGTGACAGTTATGAACTAACACCCCATTAGACAGCATAGCATTATGCGTCCCATCTACTGTAAAGTCATAAACATCTTCAGTTGGCATTTCTTTGATGCTTATGATTTTGTGATTATTTTGAGAGTGTTTATCTTTCCAGAATTTCCTTCTAGCCTCCGCCATTTTCCTTATGGTATCTGAGGTATGCTTCTTACCCGTAAATCTTCTACAAGGAACTCCAATACTAGCCCCTTGCCACTTTTTCAGCTTCGACGATCTTTCTTCTGCGGATAACCCTTGCCAAATGGCCTTGTGATGTTTACTCATCTTTGCTTTGGTAGCTTCTGAAATGACAAATCCAGATCTAGCCTCAGCATAATCTGCCCTTTCCTGGGCTGACATATTTGCAAAATACATCTTTCTTGATTCAGAAGCCTTCTTTCTGGCCTTTGCTGATCGCATAGGGTGTCGCCCATTGATGTGGTGTTTAGCATGAGAAGGTCTTGTCATCTTCCCTAGGTTGCAAAATCTGTCATTGGCCTTATTTTCATCTTTGTGGTGGATTAGAACTCCATCCGGTAATACCTCCTCAGTTCTGAACTCATAATAGGCATGAGCAACAGACGACATATTATTCCAGTTGGTATCCTTGTTTAGGAACTTCTTAATGAATCTGCGTCCTTCCTTACCGTCCCAAACTCTTGTAGCCCAAACTCTATCTCCAACTTTGAGGTCACCAGCTTGGACTTCCTGACAATATTGATTATTGTTCCATTTCTTCTTGTACAACTTGTGATTACGAGTGCATCGCAATGATGAACCATCGTCAAATCGAATTTCAATAGTCTTCTTTCTGCCGGACTTCCAAGCCTTAGTACACCAAGCCAGCCCAAATCTCTTAGTTACTGGATCAAAGCTGTAAACAGGATATCTGGTTACTTGTTGATTTGCCATTTTAGACGCTAACGCTTTTATAGTTACATCTCCCTCTGGTGATGAAATCAAAGTACTCCCCGATAAGCAAGCGTTTGCTCCTAACATTCCCCAGATCATATCATTAGATCGATTTACTACAGTCATATCAAGATAGCGAAGGGGCGGTGTTACAAGGGGGATGTCTCCAGCCCGACTGGCATCCAAGTAAACAGGAACCCCGCCAACATTCACCACCTCACCATTTCTCAATGAGAAGAATACGCAGACATTGCAGCAGCAGTCTTTAGTTTCGTCAATCTTCAGCAAGTCATCTTCACAATTCCACATTTGAAGTACACAACGACGTGACTCAGGATTCCTGCGCAGTTGGTCGATGATAATCGCTAGCTGGTCGCATTCACTCAATTCATCACGATCAACGTATTCTCCTTTACGTAACCCACCTCCATCACTAACGGCATATTCCTGCTGACAGCAAGTACTGTGCCTCCAACGATAGCCATAAGCCCCGTTGAAAGTCTTGCCATCGTCGCTAGCAATGTCAGCAATCTGGCTGTTGTAGTAATCCAGTGGTGCAACGTCATTGCGTCCCGCCAACATCCAGAGAGATTCAAACAGCGTGAAAAAACATGGGGCATCCCGTTTCTTATTAAACAACACCCGT